GGTACCCATTCTATTTTCATAAACAGTTTGTTTTGGAACACGAACCGCTTCAAGAAGAATATCTTTCATTTCTTCTTGGATTACCTCTTTTACTGCATCTTTTGACATTCTACCTTTACCTAAATTACCTGACTTAGTAAAGTAGTGTCCTGCTGGTGTCTCTTTAGTTTCTTTCTTTACTGTTGCTTTTTTTGTATTCTTCACGACTGTCTTTCCTTTACTACCTGCTTTCTTTTTCTTGGCTGCAGTAGCGGCTCTTTGGCCTTTAGTTAAACTTTGTGCTTTTGCTTTCGGTAAGCATCTATCCGGATTCTTCTTATTTTTTGAGGTACCGCAAGGTCCTGCTATATTACCAGAAGAAGAGATGCGTACCCACTTCTCTTTCTTAAACCAGTCTCTTAAAGATTCTCTTATGAGTTCTCTCATAAAAGCTTGCATATCTGGTGATATTTTTTTCTTTTTAGCCATTCTTAACTGCTTCTGATAGTAATTTTATAATTACACCTGCTAATCCTGTGAATAGAATCCATAGAGCTTTAGTTACACCTTCTTTCCATCTTTTTAATTCCTGTAGTTCTAGTAACTTAAGCTGAAAGTCTTTATCTCCTGCTTGCATTATTTCTCTAAATTCGGAATTCTTGTTAGTATTCACTATAACTCCATTATCTGGGTTGAGTAAAGTGTATTTAAGATCGGAAATATCATCTTTAAGATCTTCCATGTCTTTTTGCATTTGTTTAAGTTCACCATTAGGCATATGCTTCTTAATGGAAGTAAGTTCTGCAAGTACAGATTCTAGTAATTGTTTTTGTGTCATTACAGGTTGTAGGTTATTTGTATATATATAAATATACCTACTTTATGTGTTCAGAAATATATGACACGTACTGTTGAACATTTTTAAGTAGTTCTTTATCTTTATTTGAATTTGATTTCCAATCCTCTATGTCACCGGCTTCTGTAACAAAGTTATTTTTTCTATTAACTGTATCTAGTACCCACTCTTCTATGTCTTTACTAAAAGCTTTCATATTACCTTGCATCATACGGCTTTCATACTGTTTATATAGATTTGCTTTTCTTAAATTAGCCTCCATATCTACTGTACAATCAAAACAGAAGCCATGAATTTTATACATTTTTTTAGCTAAATGATGCTTCATTGAGCCATTGCATTTAGGGCATTTGAGAGGAATTCTAACTGCTTTTTTTGCTGAGTCTAGTTTGGTTATATTCTGCTTAAGGCCGTTTTTAATAGTCCACTGCTTACCATTTTCTTCCCAAATGTCTCCTTCCTTATGTCTTTGAGTAGATTTTTTATAACCAGCTTGTTGTTTAGTTTTTGAGGTAAAATCCTTATTTACTAAATTCCTAACTCGTTGTACATCTGATTTTTTAAATTCTTTTTTAAGTAATGATTCATTACTCATAACCAAGTTCTTTTAATTTGTTGATAACTGTGTTAACATCACCGTCTTTACATCTTATAGCGATACCGCCGCTTGCAGCCCATTCATTAATATTAGACTTCTTATCATCTATTAATATACTATTCTCGTTAGCATACCTCTGTTTATCTTTTGAATATGCAAAAATAACCTTTGGGCTTGGAGTTAAATTATTTTTTACCCATAAGTTCTTACCTAGTCTAGAATTATTATCTCTAGATGGAGAAGTAAGTAAATCTGGCTTATAAGGAGAAATAAAATTCCATAACTCTTTTCCTTGTGGCATCCAGTCCATATCAGACCAAAATTTAATTCCGACTTGAACATCAATTAAATCCCAAAATCCAGAGGTTCCGTGTTGGGCTTCATATTCTTTAGGAGACATTCCTGAGTAGTGTTCAAATCGAGATTCAAAATCAGTTAATACTCCGTCCATATCACAGTATATCTTGTATGGCGGTACTTCTTTTTGTTCCGGTAGAGGGTAGGCCTCCAATAAATCTACTATACTATTACTCATAATTTATTCCAATTTTTTTCTTCTGCTAAGGCAGCTAATTCGTATGGGTGGTTATTATAATTATATCCCATTTTATAATACCTAGTCATCCATGAAGGAGATTGTAGATAGTGTTGATACTCATGTATCAATGTCTGTATAATTTGTTTTCTACTTTTCATTTTAGGGTAGTATAAAACTATACTATTCGTTATGTGATCATACTCTGCATCCGGGCTTTGTTCTCCTAACTCACCATCATCCTCTTCTCCGGATAACCTAGCATAAATACTCTTTTCAAATTCAATATACGGAGTACAGCTAGCAAATTTACTATACCCGTATTTTAATTCAATTTTAGGAAATACTTCTTGGACTACTTCTTTTATTTTATTTATATTCATAACCTTTATTTATACTTTAAATATAAGAAAAATAATTCAATTGACCAACTAATTTTTAATAGAATCTTCCCAATTTCTAAAAGTTATATTTCCTTCTAAGTATGCTTCTTTTTCTATTTCTAATAAATGATCGTCTTCATTTGTATTGGTAGTACCTATATTTCCTAATCTACCTTCTAAATTTTGCTTATGATGAATCATTTCATGTACAAAAGATCTCATTACATCTTTAGGATGTCTCCCTTCTACATATAAAACTACTTCTTTTTTAGTAGGATCATAATATGCTGTTTTACCAAAAAAGTTAGAAGACTCTGCTATATCTTTTTTAATTTTTACTTCAGGTAGAGGAGTTATTTTCATTCCTTCATCAACCATATACTCTAATATAGAAGCCATGTATGGAGTATAATCAAAGCCTATTTTTTGGTCTTCATTTTTATTTCTTATAATAATGTGATCTTGATGAAAACCAATATCGTAATACTGATCTCCTATCACATTTCTCAATCTATTGTATAGAGTAACTAATTTAGCTCTATCGGCAGAACGGGTAACGCTTTGAGGAGCGATAGCAGTTCCGGAAGAACCTTCTTTTTTAACTTCTTTATCTGCTTCAAACATCTCATTCAATTTATTTTCAAGATCTTCTTGCATTATTTCAGCTATAATACTTGCTTTTAACATACTCATAATTTTTAAAATCTCATCATTAGATAACTCACCAGGAAAAAAGTCTAGAACATCATCTAAATTACCTGATAGTATTGCATTTCTAAAGTCTGTAGCTCTTACATTGGAACCTGCTCCAGCTGGTATAACTAATCCTTTTACATTTTCTCTGTTTTTAAATGTAGTAACTCTTTTTAAATCTGGTAGATCTTCTTCTGATCTTATTCCTGTGATTGCATAGAATTCGTCTTGAGGATTAGCTTTAGCATAGTCTTTAGCTGCAAACATTGGATTTTTTTCTCCATCCATTATTTCTAAACCGGGTAAATACTTAGCGTATATCTTCCATACGGCCATTGATTCTTCCTTAGTAATCCCGTTTCTCTCACCGCCTCCTATAAAAACTAATACCTTATCTATCTTTTCTAATTCATCACCTTTGCCTTGCAGAACGCTTGTACCAGCTTCTGCATAAGAATCTATATCATATACCTTACCGCCATGGTATCCATTAAGAAGACTTTTTACGACTTCAAAATGACCTCGATGTGGCGGTTTAAATGCTCCTGGATATAATGCTATCATGCTAAAAATGCTTGTACTTTGCTTTCTATTTCTGGTACGTCTGAGTGTTTAAGTTCTTCTTGAAATTCTTTATCTACTAGCATATCTGCTATATCTGTTAGAACTTGTCTTTCTCTTTCTTTATTATTCTTATACCTTTTTTCAATTGTAGCTATCTTACTTCTCATTTTTACATCTCCAGGTCCAGTGCCGTTCTTTTCATAGAACTTATTCCAATATTTTTTAAGCTCTTTAACCATAGATTCGTTTTCTCTATCAAACTCTATACCGGCCATTTCTTGGTTAAATGCCTCAATAGCTTCTTCTGATGGTAGTTCATATGGTTTAGAAAAAGTAGATTTAAAAGCTTCTGCACCTCCATGAGCTTCAATATATTTTTCTAAATAATCAGTAACTCCTTCTACTCCTCTTTCTGCCGCTTTATTAAATGCTTCCACTTCTTTAGCATATTTATTTTGTCTCATATTAACAAATAAAGAAAAATTATCTCCAAGCATTTCTTTATACCTGCTTATTAAGTCATATACGTTACGCCAAGTAGAGAATACAGCAGATTTTGGAACTCTTCTCTGTCTAGAAAAATTATTTATAAAAGCAATCATTGGATGAGTATAAACCATAACCATATACACATCATACCCTTTATCTAATAAGTTCTGAATTTTAGAAGGATTTGATGCTGTAGTATCCCAAACAAGCGATTTACCTGTTTCCGCCGCTGCTGCTACGTCTTTGTCTGCTTGGCCGCTGGCTGCTGCGAGATTGTTGTGGAACGGATGATCTGGATCTTCCACGTACTTGTCTGGATTGAACATTGGTAGGCTGATTAGTCCTAATTGTTTGATTAGGAACGACTTGCCTGCTCCTGCTCCTCCCGCCATCACTACGGCTTTGGGTTTTGACTCGTCTTGTTCTTTTATTAGATCTAGTAGTTTGATCATTTTTATTTAAATTTAGTCTGTTTGTTCTATTATTATAAATAGATGAGGTTCTTCCTCTATACCCATTTACGTAAGTTACATTAATTCTACCTCTTCTATAATATGGATGGTAGTAATTCCAGGAATTCCAAGGTCTATTCCAACCGTATACGTATGGTGTGTTCCAATTACTATAGCCCCATCGATTCCAACCATTATTCCATCCCCAGTTATTCCATCCCCAATTATTATACGGATAGTTCCATACCCAGTCGTTCCACATTTGAGTTCTATCCCAGAAACTATTATAACCTAAGTAAGGGTTGTAAAAGCTGTACCTATTTCCTAAAATACGATTATTCCAGTCAAATGATTGCGGTTGAGTTAATGCGTACTGAGCAAAGTCATATCTGAATTGAAAATCAGTTCTTAGTTTCCACCTTAAGTCAGATACAGAATTGATAGTTTCTATTTTAAAATCATCAGATCTGTAAATACCGTCGATTTGGCCGGCTGTATTTAAAGAATTATATTGCCACTGAATACCGCAACTATATAATGAAATTAATAAGATGAGTAGAAGTGTCAATTTTTTCATATATTATATCTTTAAGGTAGTTGGGTAACTCTTATAAATAGGTTCTGTGTTTGGGTTTTCTAGTAAATATAGTTTATATATAGTTTCAAATAAGTCAAAATTATAGTCGATTTTATCTATTATTTTTATCTGCCATCCTTTTCCTTGGTATACTCCTTTTTTCTTAGAAGCAGAACGTGTACTAGATTTCAACCATATAATTCCTGTTCTATCTACTTTTATTCCTTTTACTTCTTCTATTGCTTTAGCGTAAGCAGCTAACTGTAGATTATAAGCTCTATGAAGAGAGTTTGAAGTTTTTATGTCTAGAAGCCAAGTTTCACCATCCATTTTAACCAGCAAGTCTGCTGTTCCTGCATATTTAAATTTATCTGAGAATACAAATTCTTCAGTAGAGATTAATTCAGGTTTGTGGGTGTTCCAAAAATCATAAAATTTTAAAATCATTTCCCATACTATCTGAGAGTATTTAGCATTGCCGTAGTCATCCATCCAATTAACTTCTTCTCCTAAAACTAATGCTTCAGCTGCTTCATGAACTTGAGTACCTTCTTTACCTGCTTTTCTCATAATAAGATCAGCATTATGTCCCACATCTTTTAACCAGTTATCAAAGAACTTATTCTTTGGCATGTACTGTAAGATAGTAGTAACTGAAGGGTAGTATATTCCTTCGTCTCTTTTGTAGACTCTACGGTCTAAAAAATTAATTTGTTTAAGATCAGGTTTAAAATCTAATCTGTTTTTTTGATTCTCTTTTAGGATATTAGTTCCCTGCCTTATCATATGGCGTTTATTTTATGCAGCATTAGACCAGAAAGATCTAATTCTTCTGCTGATTGTATAAGACGAGTAAAGGCTTCAAAGCCCATCTCGCTAGGGTCTTTTTGTTGTAGATCAACTAGGAAGACCCTCTTACCTAGATTCAATAAATTTTCTGCTATTTCTAATGCATCTTTTTGTGCATCTTCATCTAAAGCGATATAGATATCTTTTACTTTAGAAGTAATAATTCTTTTCATTAAAGAAGAGGATAAACTCTTACCTAAGATAGGTATAGCATTTCTACGTATTGCCATAGCATCAAATGCTCCTTCACATAATATAATTGGCTTATCCCAGTTAATTAAATTTTCAAAGAATACTATATCTTTAGAAGCTTCAGGATTTTTGTACTTAAAGTAAGCTCTTTCATAAGTTCTTCCAACAAAATAATTGAGCCTATTGGACTCAGAATAGCTTGGGATAATAATTCGTCCTCCATAGTCTCCAGTTGTTGCGTATCCAATATTATATTTAATAAAATCATTGTTGGTAAGTCCCCGTTCATTTAAGTATTTTCTAATTTTATTTGCAATTATAGAAGTTGTTGAAGCTGAATGTAGTGGTTGAAATTCTTTTGGTAATTCTACTATATCGTCATTTCTATAATCGTATTTTTTACCTTTTTTGACATACTTTAATACTTCTTGAGCTTCTATTTTTGGTAATTTTAACTGTTTTACTAGTGAAAATATAGATTGACCTCTAGTTTTACACACCCAGCATTCCCAAAAATTCTTACCTTCCTCATTAGTAATTAAATTAATTTCTAACTTAGGCTTACGGTGATTACAAAAAGGACAGTGAAAAGCGTGGTTATTTCTCGCTCTTTTCTGGCTTTTTCCTAAAATATTCTCTAAAGCACCTAATAAGAAGGTATAGTCCATATACAATACAGTTAATATATAAAGATATGAAAAAAAATAGAAGATACCAACTATACGTCGGTCATTTTTAATTTGCCTGATTTAGGTTGAATCATAAAGTTATCAGGTCTTATATCTAATTCATCTGGTGGAATACCGTAAGTCTTTGCTTCTTTTTCTAAGGCATCTATAAATTCATTTGGAATTTCCCCTTTATATTCTCCCATAACCTCCATTGTGATAATTCCTAATTTATCCTGTAGTCTTTCGACATCAAAAATATAAACAAAATTATTTGTTTTTTTACCTTTTAAAATTTCAGCATGATCTAATTCGTCTTGGTCTGTTGTAACTTTTACTGCTTTTCCATTTAGTAGGTATACCGAGCCGTAATCTCCAGATCCTAAGTACTTACCTCCCTGATCTTGTATTTTATCTATTTCTCGATTAAAATCAGGATCATATTGAAGAGGTCCTTCTAATATGATTTGTGAGAGTTTCATTTTATTCTAAATTAAAGTTAAAATCTATTTTAGGGTAGAAATCTCTTTCTCCTGGATCTGAGTCAAAGAAGCGGTCTTTGCTTTTAATTTCAAATTTTTTGACTACTTCCAAAAACGCTAGTATTTTGTTAAAGGTATCCTCATCAACATCTTTCCTATCATTAAATGTTACAGAACCAAATCCTTTTCCTTTTCTTGGGTCACTATCATCTCTATCTTGATCATATGCTCCCATAGTAACAAAATAATCATAACCTTTAAAATTAGATTCTAATTCTTTTTGAAGAAGTTGTTCTTCTCTTTCGAATTCTCTACCTTCTAAAATGATATCTGATAATTTCATCTTCCTTGTCCTTTATATGCTTTTTTATAGTTTTTACTATTTTTTAGCTTTGATGTTTTACTTTTAGCATGTATACCTGGTCTTTTCTTTTTTTTAGAACCTGTATAATTACTTAAAACTATTTTTGCCATTACAGTTTAATTACTCTTAATTTTAATTCCCCGGTGCCTTTAATTAATCTATGATATACACCCTTTCTAATAAATAGTCGTTTTAAACTCTCCGGATTATTATTATCGTATTGGAATTTCCAATCAGTACTATTTAAAGGTTCTATTATACGGTCTTCATAATCCCGATGCCATACCAGTTCTTCTTCTGATATGTTTTGAGTAAAAGTTCTTACCTCTCCTTCTTCTATATACGGTCTACCAGTATCCACTAAAATTCTTAGAACCTCCTAATGATTTCCAATATCTCCCAATATTACAAGACCAGTACCCTGGTTTTGTTTTATCCTTCTTAGTAGAACACTTATGTCTAGCTGCAAAAGAAGCTCTAGCTCCTGGTTCTTTTATTTTAACTGATAAATTACCGCTATCGCCAAAATTTACTTTTTTTACGTTACCAGTTTTTGGATTCTTTACATAAACGTAGAATTTTTTAGGTCCTCCTCTTTTAGGTTTATTTAATGCTACATCTTTACCTTTATATTCTGCTTCATCTACCATTGGAAGATCTAAAGGTACTTTTTCTCCTTCAAATACTCCATACTCGCCGATATCAGTAGATTCTAATAATCGAGCATCTTCTTCATTTAGTTCTATAAGACCGTCTCTCCAGGCGTCTCTTGCTTCAGCAAATAATTGTATAAATCTTTCGCTAGAATAACGGTAGACATTTTCAGATAACGTTAGTCTGTTTTCTAAGTGGTATTCTAATGATGGAAGTCCTACTATATCTTTAATTTTTAACATACTACTTATTTAACGTTTTCATAATCGGCTCTAAATCAATCTTTATTGCATACCCTACTCCTCCATAATCGTGAGTTAAAGGTATAAATTTAATATGGCCATCAAAATGCTTTTCTGCATATTCAACAACAGCAGCTAAAGCATCTGATTCTTCTACTCCTTCAAGCTTATCTAAATCCTTACTTGTAGCTGGTATAAATTTAATTATGTTATTTAATGATGTCGGGCTTGCCACTACTTTAAAGCGGGCTACTCTGCTTGCATCCTCTTTATGAGGAAATACTATTTGAGCATTTTGTTCGAATACTATATCAGATATTTTCATTAAAAAAGTCTTTTCTATAAAATTTACCGAGGATATTATCGTTAATATAGTTATTACGTGTCTCTAACACCTCATTTATAAATAGGTATTTACATTCAAAATACGTTAACTGCTTTTTATCTTTAACAAATTGTAGTATTTCTCTCTTAAAATCTCTTTCATTACCTTGTTTAACTAGTTCCAATATTTCTTTTTGAGAACCATAATATGTTTTCCAGTCAGATTCTGTAATAACTTTTTGCTTAAGAGGAGTTCTACCTCCAATACCTTTAGCTTTTCTTTCTTGTCTTAAAGCTTCTAAAGCTCTTTTACCTAGTCTTTTATTACGTTCAAAGTAAAGTACTTTTTTTCCTAAGTATTTTTTTCCTGTAGGAATGTGTGTAACTTCGTAAATGAAACCGTATGTATTCTCTGGCATTGCTTTGATAGAAGCTACTGGTGTGCTTTTATAAATCCAAGTTGGTTCGGTCATTATTTTAGTGATTTAATAATCTTATCAACATCAAAAATATCTTCTAATTTCTGATAAGGGCAAGATGTTATATCTTGGGATAAACCAAACGGTTGATAGAGATTATTTGGAAAATCTACTTGAAGAGTAAAATCATTAGCTTGTATGTTTGTATGCATACCGTATCCAAAAATCTCCGGTTTAGTTGTTATCCAGCAAACTGTGGATTTAAGTTGATAAGCTGCTGCTAAATGCTGTGTAAAAGAATCGATTAGTAACCTCTTATCTGCAAGTTGCAATAAAACAGCTATACTTCTAAACCCATCTAATGCATGTAAAGTATCAGGGTATTTTTTTTGATCTTCTCTTTTAATATGTACAATAGTATGAGTTGCTTTAAACTCTTCTATTACTTTTAAAACTACAGGTTCTGGTATGTCTCTTGTCCATGCGTAATTAAATCCTTGGCTCTGTGGACCTCCATTTGGTTGGATTGCCAGTATTGGTTTATCTGTTTGGTAAAAAGGTTTAAAATAATCTATTTCAGATTGAGTAAGATAAATTTGAGGAGTTTCTCCTTCGTAGGTTAGACCCCATTGATTTGCCCAGATATTTAGTAGATGGTCCTGTTCTAAAATAAAATCTGATTGAGTGTAAGGGTCTGCAAAATAAATTTTAGTCTCACTTTCTTTTCCCCTTATATACTGATTATAGAAAGCACCGTGTTGTCCGTTTTGATGCACGTGATCGGCTGCCGGATTATGTTTAAATACATCCGGATAAGCACATACAACATGAATAATATCTTTAGGGTGGTATTTTTTAATTACTTTTAGAAGTGCAGTGGCCATAATATGCTTGCCGAGACCGCCTTCGATATGAAATATAACTGTCATAAATCTAGTTTAGACTTTAATATAAGAAGAAAAATATTCAAAAACAACTATCTACCAAGGAGTTCCGTCTCCTGTTGAAAGAGAATTCCAGTAGTTTATTTTATCTGCAATCGATGAAGAATGTTTAGAGTATATAGAAGCAGTATCTAAACTACCAGTAACCCATGATAAAACTCCCTCTTCTGTCAAATTTTCGTAGCTTATAAAATCAGCATCTGAAGGGTCTTTATGAGCTAAGTAGTATTCACCAGAAGTTCTTTCAGTTTCTCTTCCATAGGTAGTTGAGCAAAAATATGATGCTGTTGTAACTACTCCGTCGTTAAGGTTTCTTTTAAGATTAGTAATTTGCCAAGTATGTGTCATTGTCTAATTTTTATATAAATATATTAAAATAATGCATTCCAAGATGTTCCATTATAGTAGTATAGTTTACTTGCACCGGCTGATCCTGATGCGATTATCATTCCTTCTTTAGCAGGACTAGGGGTAGATTCTCTTCTTGATATTTTTAAAATACCGTCATTCGAAGTAGAACCGGTAATATGAATATTTTTAGCAGCAAAATTACTAGAACCTATCGATTCAGCTGAACCGGATATATGGACACCTCCAGCTACAATCCATACTGATGCTCCTGCATCAATTTCGTTACTAGTTCCAAGTGTCACAGAATTTCCTGTATCTATTATAGTATTACCCCAACCTCCTACTATAGTGCTTGAATCTCGACTACTACCGCAGATTGTATTACAATATCCACCACCTATAGTTCCGAGAGTCATTTCGTTGGTATTATTATAACCACCGGCAATCACTCCACATGCTGCTGAACCTGTATTTAAATGTCCACCGCCTATAAATGTAGAGCTTCCGCTAATTATATTATTAGCTCCTCCACCTATGAAACTGTGATCTCCAGTAACCTGGTTACTACATCCTGCTCCTATTCCTGAGAAGTAATCTGATCCAGGTGTGCCATGGCATATTTTATTTAACTCTCCTCCACCAATAAACCCAAAACATTGATATACACAGTTCAAATTACCTCCAGCTACTGTAGAGTATATAGCCATCGCTTTATTATTTCTACCACCGCCAATAGTTTGGCTGCCTTGTAGTAAATAACTGCCGGAAACTGTGTTGTTACATCCTCCAGATATTGTTGCAAAAGATGAGCTTACATCTGCTATTTCATTACTAACTCCTCCTCCAATAGAGTTGTAACTTCCTCTTGTAATATTACAGTTACCTCCGCTAATAACAGATTTAATTCCTTCTGTTTCTGAACCTATTATTTGGTTCTCACATCCTCCTGCTATTACCCCGTATTTACCATTTGCAATATTACAGTAGCCGCCTCCAATAGAAGATAAACAGCCAAAAGCATCGTTTTGAGCTCCACCTAGTATCGCTGCTCCACCACAACTTGTACAATTAAATTGACCACCTCCGATTACATTCCATCCTTGAAGATTTGCAGAAGAACTAATTATATTACCATGACCTCCTCCTATGAAACTATCATCTTCTAATATACAGTTATCATGCCCTGCTACTATAGCGCTTGATATTCCAAGGGAAGAAATACAGTTATTAGCTCCTGCTCCTATAAATCCGCAGTATGCTGCTACACTATTTTGATATCCAGCAACTATTCCGGCATATCTTGAATTATTAATATAGTTATTATACCCTCCTAATATTCCTGCATAACATGATGCAGTATTTACTATACAGTTTAATCTTCCTCCTCCTATCACGCTATACTGTGCATGAGAAACTTTGTTTGCGAATCCGCCACCAATAAGTGAATAATGTGAAGCTGATCCAGATATTGCGTTAGATCTTCCACCTGCTACTGTACTATAAGAAGACGATACTATTGAACTAGTCTGTCCTCCTCCTATAAATGCGAATATAGCTGAAATATTATTTGCACATCCTCCCACTATTGCGGAGTTACATTCTGAGCTTTTGTTAGCTTTTCCAGCTCCTATGAAGGACTGGCAGCCGGAAATATTATTTAAAGTACCTCCTGATACTGTAGATAATGCTCCTGTATTTATGTTTGAACCTGTTACTGGAATAATATTGTCAGTAGTGCTTCCTCTCTCATAAACTTTATCATTAGAGTAACTAGAGCTAACTCCTGTTAAGTTTGAACCATCTCCTACAAATGACCCGCTAAATGTAGAAGCAGATACTATTGAATTGACGGTAAGGTGACCAGTAGAAAAATCTCCATGTATTAAAGCACTACCGCTATTATTATGTATATATAATTTATTCGATACTGATGTATTAGCTAAAGGACCTGCATAATTTCCAAGAAATACATTATTACTAGAACTACCAGTTGTATGGTATCCTGCACCGTATCCTACGGCTGTGTTGCTTGCTCCTTCTGAATTAGAATATAAAGTATAAGTTCCTAAACCTGTATTTTTATCTCCCGAGGTATTATTGAATAGGGAAGCGTTTCCTAATGCAGTATTAAAATCCCCTGAATTATCTGAATCTAGAGCAGTATTACCTATTGCTGTGTTATATTCTCCTTCATTAGCAGTTAATGCAAAAGCTCCTAGTGCTGTATTTCCTGAACCGCTATCATTTGTTAAGAGAGATTGAAAACCTATAGCTGTATTTTGTGTACCGGTTGAGTTATCTCTAAAAGCACTATCACCAAAAGCTGTGTTGTAGTTATTAGTTTCATTATCAGATTCACCTGCTCTATATCCAAAGAAGGTACTAGAACCTAAACCTACTTGGGATACTCTGCCGTTTACTTCTAATGAACCTGATATAGAAGCTGAACCGGTGTGGGTACCGTCCCAATCGGCTGTCACTCCTGTTAGTCCAGAGCCGTCTCCAGAAAAGGAAGAAGCAGATAAGGATCCGGTTAAATCTACTGAACCTGTCATTACTGCGCTACCGCTAAATAGCCCGTTCCAGGATCCAGTTACGCTTGTTAATCCAGACCCATCTCCTGAGAAAGAACCGGATATAATTGCTGATCCTGATATTGATAATGAACCTGAGAGTTCTAATGATCCTGATATTGATAAATTTCCTACTGTTGGCATATCTTAATTATGTTAATCTTATTGCTATAAAGTTACCGCTTCTATATAACCCTCCTAGAGGTACTCCTCCTGCTGCTGCTAAAGTATCGTTATCAAATTCTAATGATTCAGATACTTGAGCCAATATAGTATGTCCGTTTTCTATAGTAACTGCTGTTCCAGCTGCTGTACTTTGAGATACAGCTAAAGAACCGGATATTTTTGCTGTGCCAGCATATGGAAAACCTGCACCAGATATTCCAGTTAACCCAGAGCCGTCTCCTACGAAAGATCCGCTTGCCTCTGCTACTTTTAAGCAGCTATTAATAGTCAATACTCCTGTGTTGAAATCTCCTCTTATTAACGGTGTTTCCCCGTGGTGTTGGCCTATATATAATTGGTAATTTTGCTCTACATCAGAGCTTGGACCTGCACAATTTCCTATATAAACATTTCTATTAGAATTACCTATAGCACGTCTACCTGCTGCTCTACCTACTGCAGTATTATATACACCTGTAGTTAAATTCGAATTGACTCCAAGTAAAGCTGCTGAACCTACTGCGGTGTTGTATCCTCCAGAAAGATATTGTCCTGCATTTGCTCCTATCAGTACATTATATTCTCCAGTATCTATGCAAAGTCCTGTTTGATATCCCATTACGGTATTACCGGATCCTTTAACTTTAAATCCAGCAAAATAACCTACAGCTGTATTATTTAAACTTGTTTCAGTATAATATAGAGATGCATGACCTATTGCGGTGTTGCTTCTACCTGTAGTAAGGTTTATTGCACTTCCATGTCCTATAGCTATGTTACAAGCTAAGTTAACACTTCCAGCAGAAATGCCAGTACTGTTTTTTAGCGCTTGACTTCCTATACCTATATTACCTGATGTTTTTACACTCTGTAAGCCTGCGGCACAGCCTATATAGATATTACATGAACCGGATACTAGTAGAGTACCTGCTAGATAACCTATACTTATAGAATTTCTTTCTTGTGTTGAATCAGGAAGAGCAAAATAACCGATCCCCAGATCTTTATTACTTCCTCTATTTGATATACTTATATTTTTATCTATTTTAGTTTCTCCTAAAAGTTGTATAGTTGGAGTAGAACCCGATACTGTGAAGGAACCTGTAATACTGGCATCACCATTTCTTGAACCATCCCATTCGCTTGTAGGTAAGTTAGTTAAGCCAGATCCATCTCCTTGAAAAGAACCTGAGAATAGTGAGCCAGAAATAGCTATTGCATCTGTAAAGTCTATTATAGAGCTAGAAGCTATTATAGAACCTGTTATTATTGCATTTCCAGAAAATGGAAAAGGATTTAAGTCTGTTAAGTTAGAGCCATTTCCTTGAAAAGAACCTGAGAAAGAGCCGGATATGTTACTTCCTGATGCTTGGTAACCGTTTAAGTTTAGATTAGTTAGTCCTAATCCGTTTCCTTGATAAGAACCGCTAAAGGAACCGCTTACTCCTCCGGTATTAGTAAAATCTATAGTAGCATTCGAACTAGATACAATTAAAGAACCAGTGATACTTGCATCTCCGTTTCTACTACCGTCCCATTCTGCTGTTGCAGTAATACCGGTTAAACCAGAACCATCACCAGAGAATCCTACAGATGATGTAACACTTCCAGTGATTATTAGACTATTATTAAATATGTGTTCGTTAGCCATGTTCTATTTAATTTATACTTGTTTCTTAAATGCTGTTATTAGCATATTAACACTATATGTTCCTGATGATGCATCTAACTTTAATACAGCGTTACTGCCGTCTGAGTCAATACTAAATGATGTTCCTTGTATATTACCTGATGCTACAGTATGAGAGTCGTTTATAGTTTCTCCTCCACTGCCGTCCCAAGCTCCAAGTAAGGTACCTATTTTCTTTTCATCTTCTGTGGAATCCGATAATGAATAATCTGCTTTAAATCCAGTATAACCTGTTGCTGATATTGCAAAAGAATGAATGTTTACTATTCCGTTTAAACTTGCTGAATGAAAGTGTATTAATTCAACTCCAGGTCCTCCAGGGTATCCAGATGAAGCTATAGTTACAGTATCGGATGTGGTTAGGGCTCCGGATACTATCAAAGATCCGGTTATTTGTGCATTTCCATTTCTAGTTCCATCCCATTCAGAAGTAACTCCTGTTAGTCCACTTCCGTCTCCTTCATAAGAACCGGAGAAATTAGATCCAGATATTGCTATAGAGTTAGTAAAGTCTACTATTGAACTGGATACTGTTAAAGATCCTGTTATTACAGCGCTTCCACTGTAAGGAAATGCTGTTGCATTTATTCCTGTTAATCCTGAACCGTCTCCTATAAAAGATTGAGCTGATACAGATTCGCTAACTAGTAGTGATCCGCTTATAGTAACAGATGGGGTAGAAAAATCTCCTCCTATTAAAGGATATCCTTCGTCGTTTGCTATATAAAGTTTATTTGATTCTGTAGTGTTTACTGAGCTTGGACCTGCTTTGTGTCCTAAGTATAGATTACAGTTACCGTACTTTGTCTTAGCACCTGCTAAATAACCAAGTGCTGTATTTTCTTGCCCGTCTGAAGAGTTTATTCCTATTAAGCAGCATAAACTCCCAACTCCTATAGCGGTATTATATTTACCATTCTGATTAACGTATAAGCTTTTACATCCTATTCCTACATTCTTTTCTCCTGCAACAGCATTACCCCCCATCGCTCTACACCCTATAGCTATATTATCTTTAGCAAAAGAAGTATTAAAAGAACCTAATGCTTTATACCCTATAGCAATAGTACCATGTCCTGATTGTAAACTACTAGCTTTGTATCCTATTGCTACCCCTCTGTTAATCCCGTTTAAAGCTACCTGAGTTCCTATAATAACTTGTTCATGATTTGAAGCGTACTGTCCTGCGTAGTAGCCTATAGCTACACTTTGATTAGGTATACTAGTTGATTGCCCTATTGCATTAGCTCCAATAGCAATAGTAGTAGATGTTGGATTATATATTTCTATATTATCATCAATAGTAACTTTACCGTTTAAGTCAGAAGGACCATAAGTAGTAAGTGAGCCACTTATTTCTGTTGAACCTGATAGTATAATTGAATCTTCTACAAGTAAACTACCTGATATTATTGCCGAACCTGTGTAAGGAAAGACTGTAGCTTGTACTCCTGTTAATCCACTTCCGTCTCCTTGAAATGAACCGGAAAATGAAGAACCTGAAATTGCTGTCGAATTTGTAAAATCTACTACAGAACTAGAGACTGTTAAGGATCCTGTAATGTGAGCGTTACCGTTTAAGGTGCCGTCCCATTCTGCTGCTGCAGTTAATCCTGTTAGATTAGATCCGTCTCCGTAGTATGAACCACTAAATGCTGATGCAGATACTGTTGAATTAATAGTAACATGACCTGTTGTAAAATCTCCTAATATTAAAGGAGTATCTGATTCACTATTATTTATGTATAGTTTATTGCTGATAGAACCAACAGCTGTAGGTCCTGCACTTTCGCCAATTAACACATTACTATCTCCACCTTCTACTTTTGCTCCTACTGAGTTACCGATACCTACATTACAGTTACCGGTTATAAGATTACTTAGAGCACCGTAGCCAATTCCTACTGATTTTTGAGATGTTGTTGCTTTTAGTAAAGCTCCATAGCCGACAGCTGTATTGTATAGACCGTTCGATATAGCGTTACCTGCGTTTACACCTATTGAGGTATTTTTACCTGATGTAACATCTCCTCCTGCATTTTTACCTATTACTACGTTATCTTCTCCATCGTCAATAGAAAAAGTACCTGTTAGGGTAAGTAGGCCGCTATTAAATATAAATTCACTTTCTGATTGTAGTAACCCAGGTGTACCTGTAGCTGTTACAATTTGGTATTGAGTATTTGGTGATATAGTTAATCCACCTGAACCTCCACTTAGAGGTATATCTTCACTGTACCCACCTACAATGTTATAGTGTAATTTAAGTAAATCTCCTCCATCGTGTATAGAACTTGAATAGACCAACGACCTAAAGTTGTTATTCATCTGCTCATGAGTAAGGGCTGGGCCTGGACTTGAACTTGGACCTCCTAGGTTTTTAAGAGTTAACTGTGGGACTGTAATATCACTCATTTTATATCTTTATTATAAATATCTTCTATTTTTCAAGGTTAAGCTGTACTCCTGTTACATACAAGTCAGTTCCATCTGATATAAAACTTACAGTAGCTCTTTTGCCAGTTGCAATATCAAATGAAGATTTATTTGGTGAGTATACATTAACATTACTTATCGTAATTTTGGAGCCATAATTATTGATGATAAGGGCTACTCCTTTCGTTCCTACGGGTGGTACAGTAGGTACAGTCCAAGTCAAAAGAGGTGATGCGAACGTACTATCTATAGTAGTAATTAAAAAAGAATAGCTGTTAAAGTCTAATTCAATTGAAATTCCGTTATTGTTGTCTGCAGATAAAGTGCTAAAAGCTGTTTTTCCTCTATAATTACCATTAATATCTAGTCTTATGTCTGTATTAGGATTTGGTGTTCCTATTCCTGTTGTTCCGTTTGAAAGGAAGGATGCAATAGGATTAACTGGTTCTGCGTTTATAGTCATATTGTCCCCATCTGCATAACTGTTTATCAACAGCCTGTTTGGATGTCTTCTATTTTGACTATTAACACCTTCTAGATTATCAGAAATAGCAATTATCATATTACCTCCATCATCCCCATTCATAGGACTATGTATCGCTAAACCTTTTCTTGTTACATTAAGTGGTGGGTTACCGACTTCTCCAAATTGAGTAAAAGACTTAGTCCAAACATCATTCGGTAATGGTCTTATTCTATTTTCTAATCTATCTTGATTTTGTCCAATTCCTATACCGTGTTCTCCAACAACTGCTAGATTTCTCTTAGTATCCAAGGCGTTAATTGCTATTGCATGTGGTAATACTGTATGAGAAATTGTATGATCTTGGCCAAAACTAAAGTATGTTTTTCCATCTTGAAAATACCTGTTGATATGTAATTGCGGGTCTTCACCTTGATCTACTTTTCCAAATTTTCCAAATATATTTTCTGGATTTTCCCTGCTGCTTCTTTCGCCTCCGCTACAAATTTCTAGAAATGCTGTTTCATCAACTTCTCCTATATTATTAGGATTAATATCAAAGAAAGACTGTAATCTAATTATAGCTCCTTGGCTTGAAGCTCCTGCTATATGAAGTCTTCTAGCAATTGATGTAATGGACGTGAACCCTAAACCTACTCTCTTATTACTTGAGTCGTATAAAAACGTACTGTCGCCTGCAAAGGATGAATTTTTATTAAATTGAATCGATTGAACTGGTTCTCCTGGTGCAGCAGTACCTGTATTTGTTATGGTAGTAATTCCGTCCTCAGTACCTATGCTAATACCGTTTCCCGGTTGTAGTATTAAATTTGAAGTACCTGATGCTAACGGGACTTCAACAAATCTAGTGTCATCGAAGTCGTTCTGCCCTTCGGAATTCAATATAGGGTGACCATTGTAATGTAACTTAAGAGTACTTGTAGTTTCCGACATTGATGCAGAGTAGAAAAACTGTGCTAGATTTCTATCCATTTCAGTATAGGTTAAAGCAGATCCTTTTACATTTCTAAATACTATACTCATTTTTTACTTTTTTTTTATTTTTAATGTTAATCCTGTGCAGTTACCTCCCTCGCGGGTGGGCCACTCACATTATTGTTAGCTTTATGTCTCCATAAAGATCGGACTATATCATCAGTATTTCTACTGCCGGGCGCTAAATCTGGTTATTAAGGGAACCCATTTTCCCTCCAGTAGTCTCTGAACCTTCTACAGGATGGCCTGTAGCTTGGCTGCTGATTGTCTAATCTCTAACATTG